CGCGCCGGTGCCAGCGACTCCTGTAATTTCAACAGGGTCTTCTTGACTCCATGCGCCAGACCCCCAGGTGCCACGGCCCCAGCCGGTGACGTTTGCCATGTGTTAGGCGATACGAATTACAGCGTTACTAGCATCCGCTGTGGGGAACGTGATCGTAAAGCTTCCAGCCGTACTGGTTTTATCACCACCGAAATCGAACACCGCAACCGAAGGATCGCCTGACACTGAATCGTTAAAGATCATGCAGCCCCTGGCGGTAATCGTGCAGGTACCGAAGGTTAAATCGGCAAAGTCCGTAAACGCCGTGGTCCCAGAAGAGGTCGGATTAATCCGCGTCAGGGAAGAACCCTTGGCCGTATAGTTCGTTCCCGTCGCTTCTTGGGCCGTGCTATACGCCGTAGTGGCCGCACTCATCGTGGCCGAGCTGGTATACAGCGCCAGATTGAACGTGCTGCCGCCTGAAAGTAAAAAGTTGTGCTTGGCTTCGAGAAGTTCTTTCTTAAAGCTCGTGCACATTGCCTGTGTGATTGCCATTACAGCCTCCTGATAATCTCGGCCATATCACGGTGGCCCTGTTTTTCGAGAAGATTACATACGGTGCAGACATGGCTCTCTACGGCCTTCTGCATATAGTCGGCAAGCAATGTCTCAAGGTATCCCTTAAAGGCATGCGCTTGCTGTCGAATCGGTTCTGGCGCTTCGTTGCTAATGCTGACAATTCTATTCGCGGCCATCTTGGCCCATTCTTCTGGGGTATGACCACGATGATGGGTAGTCTCTACCCCCAGATTCCCTACCGACGTTTCTAAATCAACCTGCAACATCAGTAACTCGTCGGCTCAACGGGCTGTACACCCGCTTGTTTCGCTGGCTTCACATCGTCCTCACGGCCATGAATCGATACCACCACTTCCTCTTCCTTTTCGATATTAGAAAACTTTGTCACCTTGAGGTTACTTCCTTCCGCATACACCACCGGAGGATTCTCCAGCCGGTGATAGCCATACAGCTTTCTCTGCTCAGAAACATTGGTGTCTAAGAGCGGAGAACTCGGTGCTATCGCTATATCCATTCCTGCCGCAAGGCAACGCGCCAGCCAGAATTCACAGCACGCCCGGCCTAATTCACCGAAGTGCATGTTGGTGGTGTAAGTGAAATCTGCCCCAAAGACGTTTAACTGCTTAACCTTCTTCCACAACGCAAAGGCAATGGCATAGGAAATGGTGTTGTTGAAGTAACCACAGCCCAATTCCCCGACAATCTCTTCTAATGGGTAGAGGGCTATCGCCGGCACTCGATCATCCAATTCACAGGAATACACCGGGCATGTGAGCGTAGGGAGAACTTTACGCATCACCTCCGTCTGACCACCCGCATCCTCACTGTCAAAGAACCGTGACGCTGGGTCCATCATAAAGACCCGGTCCGGCTTGACCACGGCACACATGGAATTAATCGCCCAAACCTCGTCGTACTCTTCGCTGTGCGTGATCGACAGGTGATAGTCCAACTGGCTATGGCCTAACCCTAAAAGCGCCACACGCCCCAGTTCTTCAGCCATTAGGCTCGCATGCTCCTCACTGCGCCACTGCGATAACTGTCCGTGGTGCTATAACCTTCACCTAGCATCTTCAATTGACCTACCGCTTCCTGATAGCGGCTTTCATACACTTGCAGCAGATCCGCTTCGCCTTTCAGGAACGTGTAGGACTCGACCAGCGAGGCATACAGCAATGCCGATACTGCGTTGGTTCCAAGCCAACTGGTGCCGCTACTAGCAGCCGTGATCGACTCCGGCTTATAAAAATAATGCAGCTCTGCGGTATAGCCGCTGCCGGGCGTCGGACCGAGAATAAACGAGGTCTCATCAAACAAGGCGTAATACTTAGGCACCCCGGTTGTTGCCGCCACCGGGTAGGCTTCTCGAATAAAGTTCACGTCTTTGAAAATGAGGTATTCGTAGCCGCTGTTGTTGAGCGCCAAGGAATAAGGGGAAAGAAAATCGGAGGGGGTTGCCAGATACGAATTACCCGATGTCATGGTGCCCGTCGTATTTTTACGAAAATCAGGCAGTTGCACCGACTTTAAGATGCGATCTTCGGCTTGGCTGATAATGGTGCCGAGATCGTTTACAAACGTAGTTTCAGTCGTCTCCAGGTAATCCTGAATCGCTGACTTTAATGTGGTGTAAGTCCAAGCCATACTCTATTCCTGTAATATCGATTGGATTTCTGGCGAACCTGATCCAAGCGCCGCCAACACCTCAACCACCTCGTCTTTCTCTTCCTCAAGCCTTACCCATTCGCTTGCGCCACGAGTCGCCTTCTGCTGTCTGTTAAGCACCCACCACTTACGGGTCAACGACTCAATCTTGTTCTCTTCATGACTCATGCTTATAAAAGCTTGCCTACGTCATCCGCAAACTTATGAATGGTAGCCACCGTCTTGGTGATCACCGGGGGTGACTTATGTGCGATGCCTAGCGTAATGCCTTCAGTAAAACCTTTAGAAAATGCCTTATCTTCTGCCGTAGGCTTGTCTAAATCCTCTACCGTCTTTGGGTTAATCACGATAGACGCGCCAAAATCTATGTGAGGAATCACCCCAGAGGCCGCAAATTTCATATGAATGTCGCCGTCTTTGTCGTACCAGACACCAACATCAACGCTTGCACCAGCCCCAACACCAACGGTTGGACCCGCCCATAAGGTGGCCGCATTGCCGTCTGGATTCATGTAATGCCACTTCATGACATCGGAAACTGAAACGCCGATATGGGCAGAGACTTTAACTTCCATCCCCCTGCCATCATGGGTATCTAAATCCGCACTGACCCCTTGCTCTGCGTTAACCGTCTCAACATCGCAAATATGATCGAAGTTCCACTTATCCGTTCTCGACCACTTCTCGCCAACTTCTTTCTTAAAGTAGTAGTTGCCTTTACCGTCCACAAAAAAGCAGTCTTCATCTTTGCTGTTGCTGACGTAGTAACCGGCTGGAACTGTTTGACCATCAGCCATTAACCCGTCGTCACCTTCAAAAACCCTGTTTCGCCGTGCATGGTCAACCCCACCGTGCGGCTACCCAGAGAGGTCACACCACCGCCAATAGGATTCCAAGCAAAAAGCCGACGACTCTCGGGAAGATTTGACTCAGGTCGAGCGTTCCTCAAGGCATCACCATCTCCTGTGCGAATGCGGCCTAACTGCAATTGCGGCTGATCTTCATCCACCACGTCCTTGCCCACGCGCATACCTGTAGGTCTGCCGCCTTCATACTGCTCCACCATGTCTTTCAGCTTGTAGCGAAAGCCAGTGCGATCACAATAACCAAAGGCGTATTTACCGTTTGCGTAGCTCATGGGAATCGATACCCTCCAGGTGTAACCCGAAACGCAGCTTTCTCACGATCCGCGTCAGCGGCCAAGTTCCATTGCTCCTCATAATCCGCCTTCAACGCAGGCGCTCTATCGGAGGCTTCTGGACGCTTCAAACTCAACTGATAAGCCAATCCAGACACCAGAGACGGCAGATACCGAGACGGCATATCCATCTCGTTTGAACCCGGCGAGCCGGAATCTTCTATCCGCTGCATGTAGTAATAACCGAGCGTATAGGTCTCCACGCTGTCCGGCACCGGCCACAAGTTGATCGCAATCGCACCGGGATCTTTCTCAAGCCAGAACTGTAGCGGCTTCGCCTGCGTCAGTTTGTTGGACAGATGCGCATAGGCGCTGATCGAGACCCGCGTCAGCATCTGATCGAATTGAGTGCTGGTATCCCCCGAGTTGGTGCGGATATAGACCTCAATCACATCGAGAATATCGCTGGACAATGCATAACGCGAAGTCCCTGCGGTAATCGACGTGGTCCCCTCCTGTATGGTCCACAGGTTTAAGCCCCGGTTCTGCCATTCAAGCATTAACAGATCAATGCTTCTCCGCGCCGTCCGATAGTCATAACCGCTGCGCAGCTCCAAACCAGCACGCTCAAACGATTCCTCGATCATGTCCGTCAGATCGAGAGTGAACGCATAAGTGCCGCTAGTTGCCATTTAGATGATTCGCCCCCGTGTTCTGCCTCGCCGCGCTTTCCCATCACAACGGGATTTGCGAACCCTACCGCCGGCTTTAAAACCTTGGGAAGATTCAGCAAGAAGCCCCTCCATGCGTAGACGATCCGCTTCTTCTGCAGCCAATCTACTCGCTTCTTCCTCTTCAAGCTCAACGTACTCTTTGCGATCACGGCCCAGCTTGCCCATCAGCCACTTATTGGCATACGGCCCCTTGCCTTTAGCAATGCCATACAAAGGGCTTAACGCCGCTAAGACATCTTCTTTTGCCATTAACGCTTAACCCCTTTCTTAGCCGGCGCTTTCTTAGCCGGAGCTTTCTTTTGCGC